GTGAGAATGGCTATGGGAACCTGGTTTCAAAGCATTTCAGCTGGATTAAAGGATACGTGTGGTTATCCTTTCCACCTGGACAAGCCCAAGGTGTATTATTACAGCGGTTGCAATGCGGAGATGCTAGGGGAGCTATTTGACCAACAAATTGAGAACCTGGGGGGGGAAGATTGTGTTGAGTGTTTTGTAATTGATGTGTCGAAGTGGGACGCACACGTTTCAAGTCAGGCCTTGAGACTGTTGAATGAGTACTATGATGTTTATAGGCCACCAAGGTTGGTGAAGAAGGTGTTGGAGAGGCGACTCAACAAAACCGGAATCACCACGCACGGTGTGAAGTACAGTGTTGAAGGAACAGTTGGTTCTGGAGATGCCGACACTTCATGCGGCAATTCATTGTTACACATGTCGATGGTTAATAGGATGCTTGATCGTGTGGAAGGATACGGCATTGTCCAAGGTGATGACTGCCTTCTTGTTGTCAAGAAGAATCAGATCAACACCGCTGCCATAGTGAATTGGTATCGAAACCATGGTTTTGAGGCAGTAACTGAAAAGGTTGAACCGGATTTGGCTGAGTTTTGCTCGGGTTTCTTTTGGAAAACTCCAGACGGCAGAGTTTATGGACCAAAACCAGACCGGGTATTGTCCAAAACATTTTGGTGTAGAACCAACCTAAGCCGAGGTAAGCGGCTTAGATGGCTGAAGGAAGTGTGTATCAGTTTGGAAAAATCTTGTAGTTACGTTCCAGTACTGCAAGTTGTTGTGAACAGGATGTTGGCTCTCTTGGGTGGTATACACCGCTTGGGTCGTTTGTATTCGAGCGACCGCCACAAGATTGTAGCCCATCAATATCATTCCATAAATAACGCTACAAGGAAGCAAATGAGTAAGATTTATGGAATTGATGTGCAACAGTTGGTTGATTTAGAGCAGTGGTTAAGCTCTGAAATCAAAACTTTACCTGTAATGGTTTCACACCCGGTGTTGTGTTCCATTCTAAAATCACCGATCTGTTCTTGGTGAGGAGTTGAACTCAAGGCAGGGGGATAATAATACTGCCTTCCAAATGCAACTTTCATAAAGT